TGGCCGATGGCGAGCGCTTGATCAGCACCGGCAGCGAAGGGGTTTCAAACGGCATAGGTCACCTGCCAACTGTGGTCGGGGTTGATGTCCAGGCGCTCGCCATCGGCCAGGGTCAGGACCGTGCGCAGGTTCAGGCGCTGGGCGTCGAGGCGTTCGCTGATGATGTCGATAGCGCTGCAATGCCCGTCGTCGATCAGCCATTGCAGGGCTTCGCGGGCGTAGAACTCAGCGTCGAGTTGGGTCTGGCGAGTCAATTTGACCCGCCGCAACAGCCACAGCCGCGAACCGATGCGGTCGTCGGCGACGGTGGGAAAAGTGTCGCCCCACCAGCCGAAACGCTCCTCGTCATCGACGGCATCGTCGGCGGCGGCGCGGCGCCAGGTGAACAGGCTGATCAGCACCGAGCGGGTCAGCGCGGCGTGCAGGTTCTGGCTGATGAACATCATTGGCCACCCGCCGGCGCGCCGGTCTGTCCGTTGCCGGCCTGTACGCCGACATGCACGTGTTTGATCTGGCTGATGCCGCCGGCGACCTGGTCGCCCTGGGAGACGATCTTGCCGGTGTGGTTGATGACCGGGCTGTCGATGTTCACCGCGCTGCTGGCGCGGATGTTCAGGGTGGCGGTCTGGATGTCGATGACTCGCCCGCGCTTGAAGTGGAGCTTGTCGCCTTCATCGGTGTAGAGCGCCACCTCACCCGGGGCCAAGGCCTGGAGGCGGAAACGGCGGTCGGCGACCACCAGCACCACGGCATGGGAGCGATCGCCCCCGAGAAACGTGGCGATACCTTCGGCGCCGGCCAGCGGGTTGCTGGTGAAACCGTAGGGTTCGAAGTGCTCCATGTCGTCATTCACTTCGCCGGCGGTGAGGCGCATTTGCAGCGACTGCAACTTGGTCGCCGAGTGGGCGAGCACGACAGTGCCGCGCGCCAGGAGGCGGGTCAGTAGGCTCATTGAGGTTTTCCTTCGGATCGGGTTAACAGACCCTGAACATTGTGGGAGCGAGCTTGCTTGCGATAGCGGTCTGACATTCGATACTGATGTTGACTGACACACCGCCATCGCGAGCAAGCTCGCTCCCACAGGGGATTTGTGGTGGGCAGAAACTTGGAGGCGATCTCGAAATACTGTGGGAGCGGGCTTGCTCCGGGCGGCGATCCGACGAAGACGGCGGCACCTCCAGCATTGATGCAAGCTGAGCCACCGCTTTCGCGAGCAAGCCCGCTCCCACAAGGGATTGCAGTGAACAGATATCCGGTGCCGGATTCAGGGTTTGGGCGGCACCGGGTTGGCGTCGAAGGTATGTGGCGGCGCGACTTGCAGGGTGGTGACGGAGCCTTGTGCCGACAGCGAGTACGTCACTTTGGATATCAGCATGTCTCCGTCGAACCCCAGCACCGGATCGATCACTCGCACTAAGGCGTTATGCCGCCACAAGTCACCATTGGCCTGGCGCCAGCCCTGCACGCGGTAGGTGGTGGTCAACGCCTTGCCGCTGCGGATGGCGCTCTCCCAATCGGCCCGTTGCTGGGCCAGTTCGAAGGTCAATTGCGCGCTCTCGCTGATCACCGTCACCCGCTTGCGCTTGAAGCTCCAGTCGGTGGCGGTGCCGGAAACTTCACTGACCGCCACCCCGCTCTGCTGGTCGTTGCCCTTGTGCTGGCCGATGACCCGGTATTCGGAGAACACCTGGCTGTAGTCCATCGGTGCGCTGCCCGACAGGATGTTCTTGCCCAGCTCCAACACATCACTCGCCCGCCCACCGCTGCCGGGTTTAGCCAACAGCACGCGCCCTTGGGCATCGTCGGTGGAGAACACGCGGAACAACGTCAACAAACGATCGATGGACTGAAAGACCGTTTCCCCCGGCACGATGCTGTGTTCGCTCAGCCGCGCGGTTTCCGGGATCTCACTGACCACACCCACGCCATATTGCGCCGCCAGGACCTGGACGATGCTCAGCAACGTTTGCCCGCGCCATTGCGTCGGACTGTTGATCGCCGCGCAGTCCACCAGGTCCTGGGTCTTGGAGCCGCCTTCAATGCTCAGGCTGATCTGCCGGCCGTCATAGCTGACCGGCGCCTTGAACACATAGCCGCTGAGGACCAGGTCGGCACCAATGCGCACCTGGCATTCATCGCCTGGACGGATCGGCACCGCCTGGGTCTGCCCCGGCCATTGCCAGGTGATGTCGAGTTTGAAGGTGCGGAACTGGCGCTCCAGGTCCGCACTGATTTCCACGCTTTTCCAGCCGCCGTAATCCAGCCCGCCGACGGTCAGCGAGACGGCATTGTCGAGCTCGTTCATGGCTTACTCCCCCGAGACTTTCAAATCGTTGGGCGGCAGGAAACCGGGATGGGCGACGCCGTTACGCTGGGTCACTTCTGTCACCCGGGTGGCATCGGCGAACTGCTGGTACGCCACCACCAGCGCCGGCAGGCTTTGCTTGAATGACAGGTTGATCAACCTCACGCCCGAAGACGCCACCGCCGTCAGGTGCGCGGCCATTTGCTGACGCAGGGTGTTCATCGCCTGGTAGTGCTGCGGATCAGCCTTGAGGGAAGCCTGCCAGATCGCATCGTTGAGGGCGTCGCGCAGGGCCAGCACGTCGTCGGCGACCGGCACGTCCCGGCGCTGGACCGGTTGCACGGCCTGTTGCGCCACCGACGGCGTGGCGCCCAACTTGACCGCGGGCGCCGCCACCGGCATGGCTGCAATCCATTGCGCGGCCTGCACCAGCAATGTGTCCTGCACCAGGTCGGCAACGGCCTGGGCCGCCGCCGTGGTGTCCTTGCCAGTGGTGAGTTTGGGAGCATCGGCCTTGCGAATGGCCTCCACCTGCTGCGACACGCTGGCAATCACGCCGCGATAGCCGTCACGGGCAAAGTCCTTCAATTCGCGGATGTCGCCGAGCAATCCCTTGAATTCAGCCACCACTTCCTTGGGCAGCTCTTTCACCGCCTTGACCAGATCGCTGAGCTGCCGATAGGTCTCGATCAACGGCTTGAGCTCCTGCTCGATCACACCGTAGATGTCCTTGAGGCTGTTGCGCAGGTCAGCGATGCCGATCCGCGCGGCCTTGATCAAGCTCATGGCATCTTCGAAGCGCCGCACGGCCGAGCCCAGGAAACTGTCGGCTGAGACCAGCAGCAGTTTTTGACTGTTGATCGTGGCCGAGGGAAATTGCAGCGGCTGGTCGGGGTAGAACTTCAGGCTGAACGTCACCAGCCCGCCGTCCTGGCGGGTCTGGGTCATGTCACATTCGCCGACCTTGACTTGCAGGCGTCCCAGCCATGGGTGCACCAGCTCGCCGCTGCCCTGCTCCAGCGCCTTGAGCAGCTTGTCGCGCTGCTCCAGGCAATCGGGGCCAACGATGAACGCGGTCAGCTCATGAATCTTCGCCTGCTGCCCAAGGCCCTCGAAAAAGGGCTGGTCGCGCTGTGGATATTCATGCAGTTGGCCTTTGTGGCCGACCGGGGTTTTCGCCTGGTCGACCCAGAACCCGACGCCACGAAACGACGCCGGCAACAAACGATCACGCCAGCTCATTGGAGCCTCCTGTGGAAAGTGAGCGATAGCCGACGCGCGAACTCACCGCCAGGGCCGGTTGATTGGTCTGGGGCGGATCGGCTCGCAGCCCGGCCGGCGCGTTTTCGAAACGCACGGTCAGGCCGCCTTCGAGTTGCGTGCGGTTGTTGGCGGCGCTCTGTTGCACCAGGTTGCTGGAGGTTTGCGGCAACGCTCCAGGCGCCAGCTCACCCTTGCCTTCGGCATTGGTGACGCGCTGCGCCTCGGTCAATCCTTCGACCTTGGCGGTGAACGAGGTGATCATCTCGCCGAAGCCGCCGTTGAAAAACGCCTTGATCGGCGCGATCACCGTCTGCAGCTCGCTCCACCACTGGCTGAACCACTCGCCCACCGGCCCCCACTGCTTGGTCAGGCCTTCGATGGGCGACCAGTCGAACAGGCCGCTGAACACCGCCAGCATGATCGACACCTGGTTGCGGATGCCTTCCCAGATGCCGGCGAAGACCTCGCCGATCGTGCCCCAGTTAGCCATGATCAATCCCAGCGGCGTCCAGTCGAACAGGCCTTTGAGGGCGTCCATCACTGGCACGGTCAAGGCTTTGAGCAGATCCCAGATCGCCGCGAACAGCCCTGTCAGGGGCGTCCAGTTGGCAACGATCAAACCCAAGGGTGACCAGGCGAACAGCGTCTGCATGAAACCGATGACCGGCGTTGCCGCCGCCACGATTACATTCCAGAGCGCGCCGAAAAAGCTGCTGATCGGCCCCCAGTTGCTGATCACCTGCCCCATCGGGGTGTAGGCGAACATCGTCTTGAAGAACTCGACCATCGGCAACACGATCGGCGCGAGCCGTTGCCAGAGCCCGGCAAAGAATGCCGAGATCGGCGTCCAATGGGCGATGATCATCCCGGCCGCCAAGGCGATGCCCATGGCAATCAAGCTGATGGGGTTCATTTTCATCGCCAGGCTGACCACTTCCATGGCCTGGCTCGCACCGCTGACCGCGGTCTGCATCGCGTTGAACGCGACAACGCCCGTCGCCAGGCCCTGGACCAGTTGCGGATTGTCCTGCAGCACCTGGGCCACGCTGCTGATCATCGGCTGCAAACCGACCGCCACCGCGTTGACCGCAGGCCCCAGCGCCGAACCGAATTGCACCGACACGTTGCTGATGGAAGTCTTCAATCCATCCAGATTCTGTGCCGCTACACGAGGCGCTTCAGACGCCTGGACGGCATTGGCCGCCACGCTCGCTGCGCCCGCTTCGTCCTTGAAGGCCAGCGCCGACTTGAGCCCGTCCATGAACGGTTGGGCCAGGCCACCGCTGGGCAGCAGACCGGCAATATCCAGGCTGCCCAAACCCGTGGCATCGAGGTTCTGCTTGAAACTCGCGACCTTCGCACGAAGGCTCGCGAGCTTGGGTGACAGCTCGTCGATGCCCGTCAGCAGCACCGCTTTTTTCTCTACCTTTTCTGTGTCTGCCATCACTGCACCTGCTGCATCGCATTGATCCGTTGCGCGTGCTCCAAGGATTCGCGGAGCACATCCAGTGGCCTGGCCATCATCTGTTCGGGGTCAACCTTCCAGAACCAGGCCAGGTCATAGGCGGCGGCGATCAGGTCGCCGATGGTTGCGACGCCGCACTCATGAAAAAACTCGCGACGGCCCAGCT